CCTAGCGCTCTTTCGAGTGCTAGGACGACACCCCTAGTAAGGGGTGACCCACTTCCGCTTTAGTCGGACGACGGAAGGACGTCCAGCACGTCTGAAAGTCCAAAGATCAAGAGGGGCATAGCCTCTCTTGAGGTGGAATTTCATCAGGGCGGCCCAACTGTCAATCTCATCGATTGGCAGCTCAGCTGATACAACATAAGCCATAACCAAAGGCTTATGGAGTGTCGGATGATCACGTTCTCCGAGGGACTTTCCCTCGAGGAACGTGTGGCGGCCGAGACCAGGACTGCCTGGTTTGACTTGAGGGTAGTAAGGCAAAACCTTACTAATCCTCTCGTCAAGCAGGAAAGCCGTTTGCCACAGACCCCGATCGAAGATCAGGTTTCTGAATGCAACAAGGCTAATCAGCTCCTGGGCGTGTCCCAGCTGGCTGGGGAACATTCTGCGGAACTTAACAGGACTCACGTCCTGTCCCGCGAAATACTCCTTACCACAAGACTCCCTGAACCTACCGGTCCAGAAACTCTTGGACTTGTTAACCTTGAACCCAAAAGTATCAAGGTAACGAGCCACTGGTTCGGCAAAATCTACGGGGACGATAATATCGTCGCCGTAGACACGCACAGAGTCAGAAAGGAATCTAACATCCTTACGACTCAGATTGTATCCTTTCTCTGATTCAATCCCCATAAAGACAACAGTCAGAAAGACCATTGCCTCCATTGGGAAACAGAGAGCGGATCCCATCGACGCGAACTTGGCCAGACGTATTACGCCATGGCCAGGAACGTCAGCCTTTCGGCTTCTACAAGCGTCGACACCCCTACGCAAATGGGGGTGCCGGCACAAGAGATGCCGTACATGCTGATTCGAAACACGATCAGATGCTTCACTCAGATCGAGTGTAGCCAAAGATCCATCGCTGGATCCCACTTGAGCCAAACGCTGGTTAGGCGTTTGATCCTCAAATCCGATCATCTTGCTAATGAGGGTCTGGCCCTTAAAGCCTTTCCCTCTCTTGGCAAGACTTCGAACAAAGCTCTCGAGTATACCTTGCTGCACAAACTGCATTGGGGTAGGCTCGATAGCGATAATTCGAGGTGTTTTGAGTGTCTTAGGCACCGCAACCACCCTCACGGGGATTTCGGTGCTGGGACTAGCAAAGTCCACGTTCTTCTCAACTTCGTCGAGAAGAGAATAGGATGGAGAAAGAAAATCCATGACTGGAAATTCTCTGTTCAACCTATCGGTCCATAGAGGAGAAGCATACTTCTGATTAGAAGAACACTTCTCAGCTGTGGCCCCGGGCCCATGCTTAGGCATAATGTCACCGTTGTAG